AAGTGGCAGTATCCGTAGACTGGCCCACGAGCAGGACGGCCCCGGAAGGGATAGACATCGGCGTTGACAGGCTCAACTTGTGCTGTCCGGTTGCGCTGACTGTAAGCACCTCATGGATGTGGGTGTCGCTATCGGACGGAACGGTCTGCGTATCAACTGTTCCGCTGTAATATCCTACCGAAATGACTCCGGCCGAAACAAACTCGGTTTCGATGGCAGTAATCGACTTAGTGTAATCATACTCGTAAGTCGATGCCGGCAGGACGAATGGAGCAAAGTTGAAGCCTGCAGTGGAACCTGTTGCAAGGCCGTCTATCCACAACTCCTCTGTAACTGCATGTGTAACCGTCACTGTAAATGTCGTTGTCTTTCCGCCGTATGACACTGTAATCGTACTTGTTCCGACGCTCAACGTCCCGCTCAGAGTGTAGTCCGTGACAATGGCTGTCGTGCTGTCATCATAGGATGCCGTAACTGTCAAATCGGTCTTGAGGTCGTTGAGCGGAGTGTCATCTGTAACAGAACCACCAGAATACACCGCACTGATGCTGACAAGATTCGCAGGCGGATAGAGCGCATCATACAGGTCATCGTAATAGTCCTGTCCGTCTGCGTCTATATATGCAACCTTCTGTGCGATTTGGAGCAATGCCGCTTTAACCGCTTCTGTTAACCCGCCACCTGTCCCGCCCTGTTCAAGTGCTTCTACACGATCTTCGATGTCGTTTAAATCTTCCTTTATCTGACTTACGTCCGCTTCGAGTGTGGCAATATCCGCCGTGTTAGTCTCGATAGATGCCGCCATCTCTTCCAAGTTGTAGCCGTCATACTCGTCAGCCCATTCATCCGCGTCCAGGGCTTCGCCGTTGTAGATCTGGAAGACCTGCGTTCTGAGGATCTGGTCTCCGGACGTGATCTTGAACTGCCCGAGCAGTGTTCCGGCGATCGCGATTGCGGGCTGGTCCAGCTCCGCATAGGCCCCGTAGACTGTCACGACGGACTCATCCTCCTGCCCGATCTCGATGCCCTGTGCTTGTCCCGCGATCTGCACGCCCACCTTGTCCGGACGGATCACGATCAGCTGCACTGTCGCACTGCTGCCGATGTCATACACTTCGCCGCGGCTCCGGATATTGGCAAGCACATATCTCGTATTATCGTCCAGCGCGATCGTCTTGATCGACGGCTTCGCGCCGTCATGGTCATATACATCCAGTGTAAGATTGGCCTGTAGATTAGTTAGTGCCATGCGTCACCTCCTCAGCCTGTGTATGTCGTGATCAGAGTGCATCTGATGTAAGCGTTGCCGTTGTTAATGATCCTCAGAAGCCTGTTGCCCGCATCTGTAATCGCCACATCGCTGGCGGCGCTGACTGCCTTGACGCTGATCTCATTCGTGCCTGCTACGCCGATCAGATACATTCCCTTCATTGTCGCAGACGGATATGCGCTGTCGACAATGAGTATGTATGTGGCTACTGCTGCAAGCTGCTTGTAGTCCGTGCCGCTTCCTGCTATGGAAAAAGCGCTGGTCCTTACGATTCCTGCTGTCTTAGTCTCAAGCGCTCCGATCCTGCTGATCGCTCCGGTGATGGACGACAGCAGCTCGTTTATCGCGTTGGTGACCTTATTCGCCGTGGTGTTCAGCGCGGCAGTCCCCATCTGTGTGACAAGTCCATCCACCGCTGCCTTGCTCGCGAGCTCCGCGTACTCTACCATGCGGTCGACCGACTCGATCGAGATCCCGTCCAGGTTGACCGTGTACAGCGGGAAATCCACAAGCGTGTCGCCCTGCACGATGGATCCTGTGTTGTAACTTGGCAGCGCCGGATTAGATGCTGCAGGAGTCCCGGTGATCACCGCGAGCTGCATGTCCTCGACTCCTGTTCCGGAAGCCTTGGTATATCTCGCCACGATCAGGTCCTTCCGCAGCATGCTCTGGGAGCCGTTTGCGATTTCCAGAGACTCTGACGTTCCTCTTTCGATCTCTGCTGTGCAGCCCTCGGCTACCAGCAGCCCGTCCGCGATCGTGATCTCATTGGCAGACACGACTGTCGCGGCCATCTTCGAGCCGATGTTCACGATGTACGTACCGGTTCCGAAGATCCCCATATTAACATTCCTGTCCTGCTGAGCCGTAATGTGCGGCTCGGCTTTGTATCCTGTGATTATATTCATTTATCCACCTCGCTGATCAGATCTGTCCGATCTCCACATCTGCTGAGAGCTTGTACTCAATGTTCACGAAGCCGTCCTCGAACTTGACGATCTTAGTCGTGATCGGCGCCGTGACCGTATATCCTGTGATATAGTCGCGTGAGCCCACGATGTCACCGATCTGCACTTCGCGCTCCGACTCAAGCTCTATCGCGAACTCGTTAAGGTTGAGCTCTCCCTTGAGCTGGTCGGCTCCTGACTTGATCAGGTCCTCCCGCGTCGCGCCGGCATAGTCGTATGTTTCCGCGATCTCGTTCTCCCCGAAAAATGTCTGCGTCTGGGAGATCACCCCGTTCCCATCCACATACAGGTGTTCTACGATTCTGTTCTTCAGTTCGCCCTGTCCCAGACAGATCAGGTGGTTGATCCCTGTCCTGTCGATGATCATCGAGTAGTCCGCGCTCATGTCCGAGCTGTACTCGATCTCGCTGGAGTAGTCCACAATCGGGACCGCTGATACGACGACCTTCCGCAGCACCTGGTCGTATTCGATCTGCATTTTGTAGCCGACACTCTTGAGCAGCGCCTTCAGGCCGTCGTACAGTGTGACGTATCGATAATACTGATACGAGACCGTGACGCCTGTAGATTCACTGGATCCGACGAACAGTCCCGGAAATGCTGCGCTGACCCTCGCGCCGAGGATCGCGTTCAGTTCTCCGCTGTCTGTGGCGTAGTCCTGACCGGCCGGAGGAGAGATGATCTTCTTCTGCAGCATCCCGCGCCATGTCAGACCGCCCACGGACACGGAGTTGTTCTTTGTGTCCGACTCAAGGCGTTTGTACAGCCCGCCATATTCCGTTCCGGGGATGTAGATCCTCGAGTCATTCGCGACGGATTCCCATTCAGGACGCGGGATCGTGACCAGGAAGCTGTTCTCCTCGTCGCCGACTTCAAAGTCGTATTCAGAAAAGAGCATGCACCGGAGCTCTGTTCCGTCCGGTGCTGCCACGATAATATCGTTCATTGGATCTCCTCAAATTCCGGCTCGGCCTGTTCTCTGTAGATCGTAAGATCCGCGCCGAATGCCGAGTCCCACACGATGTCCAGGTTCCCCGCGGGCAGTTTTTCGAAGATGCTGTCCGTCTTGTTCCGGAAGTCGAAGATGTTGGTCTTCTGCCCTCCGGAGCCGTACATCATGATGGTCCTCTGCTTAGAGTCTATGATCACATAGGATCCTGCCGGGATCGTCGTGTACAGGACGTAAGCATATCCGTTGACCACGATCCTCGGGTTTACTGCTTCGCCGTATATGACCAGCTTAAACTCCGAAGTAAATGGCGATTCGGAATAGACTACCTTCTCGCCGACGACAGGAGCGGCGTAATCGTAACTGTAGTCATACTCGTAATCCAGATACGTCCCGGAAACTTCAGCAGCCGCGGACAGCACTACCTTTTCCTCCCGGATCCAAAATGGATAAGGAGCGTAGATCTGTATGGTGTTGCTGATCCATTTCCAGAAGCTGAGATTTTCGACCGCTGAGCCGTTTATGTAGCAGTCGATGTAATAGTCGCCCCAGACAAGTCTGCCGGGAGTCATCCGCCGCATATCGTTCTCGAAGTCGTTATGCAGCGCCTTGATCATTCTCCTGGCTTCTGCCGGATTCCTGGCGTCGAAGATCAGCTCCGCCTCATACTGTGCTGCATCTCTCGAAAAGCTGGATACGCGCAGCCCGTACTGCCGTTTAGCGCCTTCCGCCTTCCATGCCCAGTTATAATATGTCGCCGTACTGTGCAGGATGCCATTAGTCGTCAAGTCGTACACGTTGCCGGATGAGGCGATGTATTTGATCTGTGTTCTCATAATGCGCCTGCCTCTCTCAGTGTCCGGCCGAACTCGCGCTTGTTGATCCTGAGGCTCAGATTCGCCTCACTGAGCGCTGATGATACAGCGCCATAGATCACGCCTGCCAGCTCGCCGTAATCCTTATCCTCAGCGTTTGCGACTGCCTCCGCGAAAGGTTTTACGCGCTCGCCAGACAGCGGTACGACAGCTTCCGGGCCAGCCTCGCCGACGCCGATGATCTGCGCGCCGTTAAAGATAGCGCCGTTTGCGTACCAGTCTACTCCGAAGCTCGGCATGTACCCTTTTCCACCTACGCCATAAGGGAACTCACCGCCGTCGACTGTAAAGTGTGGCAGCTTAATGTTGTCCAGGATCTTGCCGACGCTGATCGGGAAGAAGCCCTTGATCGTGTCGATGACCTTACTGACCGTATCCTTTGCCGTCTGGATCGGTTCCGTAATAGCTGACTTGATACGGTTAAATGTGTTCTTCACGCTCGATATGACCGTGCTGATGTTTGTGATCACCTGCTTGATCACACTTATATGCGTCTTGATCACGCTCGATACGATGGGCCATACGAGCTTAATGACCGCCTCGATCGCCTTCATGACCACCGATATTCTCAGGCTGATCCAGTTCCAGATCGGGACGACCACAGCCTGGATGATCGACATGACGCCCGATATGATCGCCTGGATGTCCGGCCAGACGTCCTGTACGAGCTGCTGGATCATCGGCATGACCGTGCTGAACACGCCTCCGATGCTGGTCACTGCATTCTCTACTGACGCTTTCACGCTCTCAATGATCGGAGCGAGCGCCGTTATCACCTGATCGACGATCGGTGCGATGTACGTGTTGTAGTACTCGCCTGCAGCCGTCATGAATGTGCTGACCGTCTCGCTCAGTGACTGGATCGCCGGGATGACGATATTCGTCAGTCCTTCAGAAGCGATGTTCACGAGCGGCTCGAATGCGTCAGCCGTCGCGATCTTGACGTTCTGCCATGCCAGGTCCATCTTCTCTGATGCAGTCAGCGTGTCATTGTATACGCTGTCGAGAGCTCCGGAAGAGTCCTCAATGGCAGCATACATGTCCTCAAAGGACAGCTGGCCCTTTTGTGCAGCGTCGAACATTGCGATACCGGACTTAGCGCCGAACAGCTCGATCGCATCCGCGCTCGTCAGTGATCCGCCCTGGACTCCGGCGACGAACTCAGCGAAGCCGTCCTTCGCGCTTTTGCCTTCTTTCGCCCAGTTCTGCACGCCCTTCTTCATGCCGGCAAGTATGCCGGATGTATCAGCGCCACTCTTCTCGAACTGCGCTAACATCGCGATCGCTTCATCAGTGCTAAATCCCAGCTCTTTGAAGCTCGCCGCGTTCTGGTTGACGGATGTCGCCAGTTTTGCGACGTCGATACCGGACTGCTGGCCTGCTACGGTCAGCTTGTCGAGCACATCCGCGTACTCACTGGCATCTATGCCCGCGTTGTTCATCATCTTCGCGACGTCCTGTACGGCCTTTGTGGCGTCCTGTCCGGTGACCTTGGCGTACTTCATAGCCGACTCCGAAGCGGACTCCAGCGCCTCTCCATTCAGGCCGAAACGTGTATTCAGTTCGCCGACGGCTGAGCCGATGTCGCCAAAGTCTCCGACTACGTTCCGCGCCACGTCCTTATAGACGTCCTTGAGCTGTTCCGCGGCGTCTCCTGTCGCTCCTGTCGCGATGATCAGGTTGTTCGTGCCCTGCTGGACTTCCTCAAAAGCCCCGAAGCCTGCCTTGCCGATGCCCACAAGCGCAGCTCCTATCGCTGCAGGTGCCGCGAATTTACTGAGCATTGCGCTCAGATTGGAGTTAAACAGCCCGCCGGCCTTGTTGCCGGCTTCGCTGACGCCATCGTTCAGCGGATTGACCACGGAATTTATGACTTCATTTGATGTGCCGTCTGATTTCGGAATAATGGTCACATATGCCCGTGCGACCTCTTGTCCTCCACCCTGCGCCATTTAATCATCACCCCCATTCCACCAATCCCAGAACTCGCTGATCGGAATAGCTCCGCTGCCGATCTTGCGTTTCTGTTTAGGTCTTGGGTATTGTTTCGCCTTGTGTCCCTTCTTTGTGTTCGCCGATACGAATACATCAAAGATGTCAGCAAGGATAATGTTCGTCTTCTTAACAGTGGACCATTCGCCCACTTCGTCCTGCGGATCCATCGCCTGCCTGAGCTGTGAATCCGGCGGAAGATAGTTGATAAAAGATAAGAGAGCGACCTTGCCGGCCGCCCCCATTTCCATGTACTCAGATAATGTTCGCCCTGTCCTCGTCATCAGGTCATATTCCAGTGCCCTGTCATGATCTCTGATTATTTGAACAAGGCTCAGGATTCCCCCACTGAGGCACCCTGCTCGCGTGTAGCTTCAAGCCATGCGCGGAGTATCTCTCCGGTCTGCGCCGGAGTCAGATCGTCAACCACATCGCCAAGGAAATCGCGCAGCCAGCCAACCTGTGCCCTGTATTCGCCGTTCGTACTCTCGAACGCGACAAGCTCGCGGTTCGTCAGCGAGCCGGCGAGCGGGATCCTGTAGATCGTCTCGTCATCTTCAAGCTGAAACTCGAAGTATTTAGTTAATTCTTTTCCGAATTTCCTCATGCAGTCACCACTCCGTCATCTGTCATGATGTAGATGCAGTTGCCGTCTGTATCGGGATAGCAGGACAGTGTGACCTGCCAGCCGACTGCCGCATTGGATGCGAATGTGACTTCGCCGACTTCCGTGATCTGTCCGTCCGGAACTACGATGACAATACGAGCGTCGCCGTCCTTCATGAGGAAGACCCATGTCTGCTCCTCCGGCAGATAAGCGCCAAGTGCCGCCTGAACCTGCGCGCCGTGTGTCGTAGAAGCTGCTACAGCCGTGACGTGGTCTGCGCCGAAAGCAATGCTGAGA